CCCGACCCCACTCAATTCGCAAACATTTTTGGTTGACCAGCCCGAACTGGCCGAGACTGGCCGCGATCAGCGCCGACCAATCGAGACTGGTTCAGAGCTGCCGAGATTGGAGACCTGCGGTGTTGGGGTTTCCCCCTGGGCGGACTTGGTTGCGCAATGGGCGCGCACTTATCTGCAAACCGAACTGTTCCCGTGGCAGGTTCACGCTCTCGCCGGCACCTTGATGATTGACGACGACGGGAACTTCGTGCACCGGGAGGCGCTCGTCTCGACAGCTCGCCAGAACGGCAAGTCCGTTGCCTTGTCCGCGCTCATTGGTTGGGCTTTGACCGAGTTGCCCAAGATCTGGGGCCGCCCGGTGAACATTCTGTCTACGGCAAACAGGCTTGATCGGGCCGAAGCGATTTACCTCACCCTGTCGCCCATCCTCAAAGAAATCTTCGGGGCGAAACTCACCCAGGTGCCGGGCCGCAAAGGCGCAAAGATTGGCAACTCCGAATGGCATGTTCGCGCCGCAAACATCAACCTTCACGGCGGTTCTTATGACCTTGTCGTAGCGGACGAAATCTTTGACATTTCGAGCGAGGTTCTGGACACCGCCATCAGGCCCACCATGATTGCCCGCCAGTCGCCGCTGTTTTCGGCTTGGAGCACCGCTGGTGACGCCTCGAGCGACGCCATGATCACCATGCGCGAAGAAGCCCTGACTGCAATTGACGCCGGGGAAAACCGCGGCCTGTACTTTGCTGAATGGTCAGCCGAGCCCGGCCAGATTGGTCCTGAAACTTGGGGCATGGCAAACCCGGCGCTCGGGCGGACCATCACCATCAAGGCTCTCGAAGCGGCAAGCCGTAAGGACTACTTCCTGCGCGCCCACTTGAACCAGTGGGTGACCGCCCGCGGCGCATGGCTGAAGGCAAACGAGTGGGAAGCCTGCAAGACGAAGGTCGAGATGCCGACGGGAGGCTGGCTGGCCATCGACTCCAGCATTGACGAGTCCAGGTACGTCGGGATTCGCGCCGCCCAGATTGACAAACAAGTCATGGTGCAGGTCGCGTTTGTAGCGGACTCCGAAGAGGAACTTTGGGAGCACGTCGGCGGCGTTTTGATGGACCCGAAGGTGCAGCTGCTAGTGACGCCGTCGCTTGAGATTCACATTCCCGTAAACCTTCAGCGTCGCTACAAGCTCACTGGGTACGCAGAGCTGCTGCGGTATACCAGTCTCGTGCAGAAAATGATTCTTGAGGGCCGTGTCCTGCATGACGGATCTACGGCATTGCATGAACACATGACGCGCGCCACGATGGTCAAGACCGCTCAGGGTGCGGTGCTGTCATCCCAGAAATCACCCGGTCCTATTGAGCTGGCGCGGTGCGCCGTGTGGGCCATTGCCGAGGTTTCCCGCCCCATGACACGAAGCAAACCCATGCTCGTGGTATCGGGCTAAGATTTCGTCAGGCACGACGGCATCGTCGGGATCTCGTCGTGCCACTACTCGAGGACTGAAATGGCACTTTTCGGCAGACAGCAAACAAAGGCAATGATTGCCACCGAGCCCGCCCCGCCGGTAGCGGCCGCGTCAGGCCCGACGATTTACACAGACGGTGCAGGAAACCTCGGTGCCGGGTCAGTCGGCAACTTCTACAGCTACTCAGAAGGCGTCCTCCGCAATAACGCCATGTCGGTGCCGACCATAGCCCGCGCCCGCGACCTGATTGCCAGCGTCATTGGCGCAACCCCGCTCCGCATGTACAAGGACGTGTGGGACGAGCAGGAAGGCGAAATGGTCAAGCAGTACTTGGCCCCGCGCACCTGGCTGAAAGCCCCAGACCCGACCATCCCGTACTCCACGCTGATGAGCTGGACGCTGGACGACCTGTTCTTCTACGGAAAAGCCATCTGGTTCATCAACTCGAGAACCGCTGACGGTTTCCCGAACTCGTACCAGCGCCTCCCCGCGTCAATGGTCAGTTTCCGCGACCAGGCAGGCCCGGTGTTTTTCGCCCCGTCGCAGGAACCGTATTTCCAGGGCGGCCGCATCGACCCCGAGAACCTGATCCAGTTCATCAGCCCCATCCAGGGCATCATTTACCAGTCCGAACAAGCCGTCCAGACCGCGCTCCGCCTTGAGCGCGCCCGGTTCCGCAACGCCACCAGCACCATCCCTGCTGGCGTTCTGCGCGTCGTGGGCGGCGAACCGCTCACCCAACAGGAAATGCAGGACCTCGTGGCGGCGTTCAACGCGGCCCGTGAAAACAACCAAACCGCTGGTTTGTCACAGGATCTTGAATACAAAGAAACCAGCGCCAACCCCGCAAACATGATGCTGATGGAAGCCGCCAATTTTCAGGCGCTCGAGATGACCCGCATCACGAACATCCCGCCGTACCTTGCCGGCATTGACATCGGCTCGTACCAGTACACGTCCGGCAAACAGTCCCGCGAAGATTTGTACCTGTTTGCGGCTCGCCTGTACATGGACTGCATTGCGCAAACACTCAGCATGAACAACAACCTGCCAAACGGCACCTGCGTCGAGTTTGACATCGACGCCTACCTGTCGGACATCGTCGAAGAGATTGAGTCAGATACTGTAAAGTCACAGCAAGACACGCCAGCCGATCTGGCCCAGGAAGCAATGGACACATCAGCACAATGAAGCCACTCAACATGATTGCCACCGGCGGCATCCAGATCGAGGCCGCCGAGGGAGATTCGGAGTCACGCACCATCACCGGCATCGCCGTCCCGTACGGCGTTGAGGCTCAGGTGTCAGACGGCCGGCGTGTCGTCATCGAGGCCGGGGCGCTGCCGACCGAAGGCAAGAACCCAAAGCTGTTCATGAACCACCAGCCCGAGCAGGCCATCGGCACCGTCACCAAGCGCGTCGAGGCCGCTGACGGCTCCGGCATGACGTTTACCGCCCGTGTGGCGCGTTCCAGCCTTGGCAACGACGCAATGGTGCTTGCATCCGAAGGCGTCCTGGACTCCGTCAGCGTCGGCATCACCCCGACCAAGTGGACGATGAAGGACGGCGTCATGCACGTCAAGGCCGCCAAATGGAACGAGCTGTCACTTGTTCCCACACCGGCGTTTGATGGTGCTACCATCAGCAGTGTGACCGCTAGCGCGGAATCAGATCCCGACGAAACAGAAGAACCCACAGAACAAGTAGTCGAGGAGACTGAAACCGTGGAAACCGAAGCCCCCGTGACCGAAGCCGCTGCAAAGCCGGAAACGATCATCCCCACCCCGCTGTTTGCATCGGCACCGAAGGCTTCGCGTCTTCCGTCCGCTGCCGAGTACCTGGCTGCGTTCCACATCGGTGGCGAAGTCAAGGCTGGCGTCGAGCGCCAGATCCTCGACTGGAAGCGCGAGAATCAGTCGCCCATCGAGGCTGCTGCCGGTGACGAGACCATCGCCACCAACCTGCCGGGCCTCTTGAGCGTTCCGGTGCTTGGACCCGTCTACCAGGAACTGGCCTTCATCCGCCCGATCGTGAACGCGCTCGGACCGCGCGCCATGCCGAACCCCGGCGGCAACTCGTTCGTGCGCCCGACGATCTCGCAGCACTCCACCGTCACGCAGCAGGCAAACGAGCTCGCAGCAGTCGGCACCCAGTCGATGAACGTCGCCGCAAACACCGTCACGAAGCTGACGCTCGGCGGCTCGCTGGACATCTCGTACCAGTCCATCGACTTCACCGACCCGAACGGCCTCACCACCGTCATCAACGACCTCGCCGGCGAGTACCTGCTTGCCACCGAAGGCGTTGCCGCGACAAACCTGCTTGCCGCAGCCACGTCATCGGGCGTCTGGGACCTCACGGTCACCGACTTCATGAAGTCGCTGTACGACGCAGCCGTCGACATCTCGACCACCACGAACCGCATGCCGACTCACATCATGGTCAGCCCGGACGTGTGGGCCCAGATCGGCCAGCTCGTCGACTCCAGCAACCGCCCGCTGTTTGCCTACACCGGCGGCACCGGCCTCCAGGGCTTCAACGGCCTCGGCAACGCAAACCTCGGCACCTGGGCAGGCGTCAACCCGCTCGGCCTCGAGCTCGTCGTCTCGTCGAAGCTCGCAGCCAAGTCGATGATCATCCTGCACAACACCGCCTTCGAGGTGTACGAGCAGATGCGCGGCATGCTCTCCGTCGAGCAGCCGTCGACGCTGTCCCGCCTGATCTCGATCTTCGGCTACTTCGCCACCTTCAAGGCGAACGCGACGATGATCCGCAAGATCACCCAGGCATAAGGGAGGCCGCCAATGGCGGTTTACACAGTCACCAACAAGTTCCTGTTGGACAACTACGCCGTTCTCACGGTGCTGGTGCCATTCGATGGAAACATCGGGTCCACCATCACCGTGGGCAGCGTAGGCGCACCGTTCAACGGAACCTTTGTTGTCCGCGAACTTCCCGAATACGAGTTCATCGGGGTTGACGACCAGGGCGAGCTGCTGTTCAACGGCGCAAACCCGATGCCCAACCAAATCCTGTACGCCTGCACAGGGAACAACGTTCACCTGGTTGCTGCATCCGGCACCGTCACCTACACCCCAACCTGTACATGGATCACCGGACAGGACGTCGCGGATTGGGTCGGCGTCGTGTACGCCTCTGATTCCACGTTCCTTGACCAGTGCGCCGCAGCCAGCAACCAGTTTTGCTGGCGACGCCGACAGGAATCGAACAAACTCCAGGACTCCCTTACAACGGTTCCGAGCGCCGACGTCAAACTTGGCACCATCATGTACGCCGGCAGCCTGTACCGCTCTAAAGGCAGCACAGACGCCTTTGCGTCCTATGTGGAGATGGGACAAGCCCCCGTTGTTGGCATGTCACCCATCATCAAACAGCTGCTCGAGATTGGCGCTCACGCGGTCGCATAATGGGACGCCTCAACAACGCCCTCACGGCACTGCAAACACAACTCATCAATGCCGGGCTGACCGCCGTCATTGACCCCCGCAAAGTCCGCCCAGGCGTCGTCCTTATCGACCCGTCCAACATTGAAGTGTCAAGCATCAACGGTGCACAGCTCCTGCTCGAGTTCCCCGTTGTTTGCATGGCCCCACCACCTGGCAACATCGACGCGCTCACCAAACTCAACGATCTGGCAGATGTCGTCATTGACGCCGTACCAGCAACCTCGGCCCGCGCGGGGAGTTATGCTGTAGGAGGGCAGGAACTTCCCTGCATCACAGTCACGGTCCATTGGCCCGCGAGCAACTGAGGAACACATGGCAACCTACAAAGTCTTGAGCGACAACTTCGCCGGCAAGAACGCTGGCGACACCGTCACAGACGAGGATCTCGAAGGCGCAAACATCGAGGCCCTCATCGAAGGCGGCCACCTCTCAACCACCAACAACAACAAGAAGGAAACTGAGTAACAATGGCGATTTTCGTCCTCAAGAACGCGAGTGTGACAATCAACAGCGTGGACCTGTCGGCCTACGTCACCAGTGTCACCCTCGACTACAAGATCGACGCAGTTGAGTCCACAGCGATGGGCTCCGGCGGCCACGTCTACACCGGCGGCCTCCAGGCAAACTCCGTCACCGTGAACCTCAACCAGGACTTCGCGGCAACCAAGACCGAAGCAACCATCTTCCCGCTGGTCGGCACCAGCACCACCGTCGTCGTCAAAGCCGACTCTGGCGCAGTGTCCACCACGAACCCGTCGTACACAATCTCCAACTCCTACCTCGAGGGCTCGCAGCCTGTCGCTGGCTCGGTGGGCGATCTCGCAGCAATGGCACTCACCTTCAACGGTGGAACCCTTGTGAAGGCCACCACCTGATCCCATGTACGAAGTAATCGTGACCGTCGCAGGGGCAGACGGGTCCGTCGAGACCTTCACCCTAAACCTCGTCTCCCAGCTGGAGTTCGAGGAAATCGAAACCATCGGCAGCCTGCTTGAGGCTTTCATCAAGGGCATTTCACGCAAACACGAACTGCGCCTTGCATGGCTGGCATACAAGCAAGAAGGCCGCACCGTACCGGCAGACCTCAAAACGTTTGCCGCGCAAATCAGGAGCGTGAACGCCAAACTGGAGAAAGCCCCTTTTGGCGACACGGAGCCCACGGAGTAGTCGCACAGCTGCTGTTGTCCGGCATCTCATGGGCTGACATCCAAACTATGCCCGGCTCACTGATTGCGACGGTGTACCAAATGCTGGCAGACAGACACCAGGAACAGTAATGGCGCAACAAATCACAGGGCTAAAAGAAGCGCTCCGCGACCTCAAAAAAATAGACGTGGACCTGCAAAAAGAGTTCCGCAAAAACGCCAAGCAAGCCGTTTCCCCAATTATTGACGAAGCCAAAGCCCGCTACCCAGACGCACCCCTGTCCGGCATGAACCGCCGATGGAGCCAAAACGGCCGCCAATTGTTCCCGTACACACGAGCCAAAGCTGTGCGTGGACTGTCGTTCAGATTTTCGACGTCTGGCAGGACCCGCAGCGTTATTGCCGTCATACAGAAAGACCCCGCCGCAGCCATCTTTGAGGTTGCCGGCCGCAGAGATCCAAACCCCCTGGCCGACAGCCTGGATGACCGCGTAGGACGCGCCTCACGCCTTCTGTGGCCCATTGCGGAGCGTCGCCTACCTGACGTCACCCGTGAGATAATGAAGCTCGTACAGAACGTCGAAGCACGAACAAACAGGAGCCTGGCTAAATGACCATCAAAATCCCGGTCCTGCTTGACTACGACGGCAAAAACGCCCAATTTGTTACCCGCGATCTTGGCTCAATAGTCAAGAGTTATGCGGCCAGCGCGGTCTCGGCTACCGCATTTGTCTCGGTCCTCAAAGACTCCGTTGGCGCAGCACTGCAAGACGAACACAGCCAACGCCAACTGGCAATAGCCCTACGCAACACCGCTGGCGCAAACAACTACGCAGTCTCTAAAGCCGAGGACTACATTTCCAGTTTGCAACAGCAATTCGGCATTGCCGACGACGAGCTGCGGCCCGCACTTGCCAAACTGGCCACAGTTACCAAAGACGTCACCGAAGCCCAGAACCTTCTGCAAACGGCCCTTGACATCAGCGCGTTC